CGGTTTAAACGGATTCCTTACTAGCACTACATTAATCATTGGCTACTCCTTTCTATCGTATATATGTTTAAGCCTAGGAACGTATTTAGAAATATGTTCGATACATACACCGCTTGGCTTAGTAGCATGAATGAATCGACCATCGCCTAAATACACGCCAACGTGGTCGAGTTCCTTACCTTTTAGCGAAAAGACTAGGACACTGCCCTCCGTAGGTTCCTTGACCTCTCGCCACTCGTCCATAGGAATATCTGTGTAGTTAGGAAGTGTAACACCGTTACGGCGATACACCTCGGCCACTACATCCCAACATTTGAGCTTCTCGAATGGAGTACCAATCATGTCAGTCATATCACTTGTTAGATGCATACAGACCTCCCTGTGGAATCGTTGGCTCGCCTCCGAATCGAACGCTATTACCTAGTGTCCGACATCGTGACAAAGTCTTATTACACTCGGTCTCATCGCCTTTGTATCCGCACTGAACACCTTTAAACTTAAACGGACAAAAGTCCTTCATGATGCGGACCAATGGGAACCGCCGTGTGAAACTAAAATCCGTACCTAGTGTGAACTCTATCCATTCTGCATTAGCGACGGAGCCTGTAATAACGAAGTGTTCTTCTACTTCGCACACATTTGGTACATTTGTATTTATTACACGGACAATGACATTCGCACCTGTGAACCCTTGATTATCCTCCGCCAGGCGTTGGATAGTCCGTGTCACATTGGACACGGACAACTTAACGTTTGGAAGGTCAGTCGAGTTATGGTTGACGTCTGCTAATTTAAACGGAAATGCGATATACTTATTCCCTTGAAAGGTAATATCCTCGGTGTTATACACGAGCCGTACGATATCACCTTTGTATTCAATATCAAGGAGCATGAGCCATACACCCGTGGCGTCTATTTTGTTTTTCTCCAAGATAGATGCTGTTGAAAGTGTTAACATGTTATACCCCCTGTAATTTCACCGTGCCAACCCATATGCCATAGTCATTCGCTGCGAAGTCTAACTGATCACTGAATCGTACCTTGATAGTTTCCTTCGTTTCAGGGTTCGTCCAGTCGAATACTGTCGAGCAGTTGACTTCGTCGAAGAACGCTCTTAGCCGTAAGTACTCGGAGGTGGGCACCTTATAATTCACGTTATATGACCGTAAGGCCTTAGTAGTCTTACGGCGACTAATAATCGTCATATTCTCCACTTGGCCCTTATAGGTCATATCCGGTGTAGTTTCTTGAATTGGATATATTGGATATCTAATGTTTGGAAATGTTGCCATGATTAACCTGCGGCTGCTTTAATTGCATCCCGCGCACCTCCTTTATTATTTGTTACGGCCTTAACCATTACATCGATGATGTAGTTTTCTCCATCAAATCTCGAGCTTTGTTGCTCAGATTCAAGGGCTTGGCCAGATTGGTTGATGATGTTAACAGTAACGTTATTTCCCTGATTACCACCTAGCATCTTACGAGTTTGGCTTGCGTTATAGATACGATGTGAAGCGTTGAATTGAAGGAGCTCAGGTCCGTTTTCACCGACCAATGTCATACCTGTAGGCGCTACACCGCCGGATGCGAACTTACCCATACTGTTGCCAGTAAATGCAGCGCGGAAGGAACCACCACCAGAGAATGAAGATACGTTCCCGCGTCCTATCCCTATATTTCCTATGCCTCCAGCCACGCGACCGAATAGGCTTTGTAACTTAGGTTGTAAATATTGTTGGAAGGATAGGTTCACCATCATCTTGATAATGCTGTTAGTCATATCCTTGAATATGCTAATAAGTCCTTTACTGAAGGACTTCGTACCCGTGGCCATAGCCTCGAGATTACTTGTCCACGTCGAATTGATATTGCTCATCGTACTGTCAAAGGTCGACTTCGCAAGGTCAGCATAATTCACTGTTTCCTCTTGATATTGGCGTGCTGCTTCCTTCAATCGAGATTTCAAGTTACGCCCTGCCATCTCCCATAGCTTTTGTTGGGCCTCAACTAGGTTCTTCTCAATCTGTAGGCGTTGCGTAGCCGTCATCTGTGCATTAACTAGCTCGTCCTTGGAATAGTCGATATAGGCCTGTAGCTGTTCGGCCAAGATGGCGTCGGACTGGTCCTGTGTAAGGTGTCCAAGTTTCACCAGGTTGGACTGATGATCTAATGCTTCAGTTGTTTGTGTGTAGGCAAGCTCTCTGATTTTCTGCTCAGTATCGGCTTCGAGTTTTAATCGTTCCGACTCTGCCTTCTTCTCAGCAAGTTTCTTGTCCCCTACAGCCTTGGTGTACTCGCGAACGTTATCATCAATTTGAGCCTTTTGTGCATCGGACTCAGTCTTGATAAGTTGGAGTCTGTCCCCTGTACGTTCAAGGTCAAGTTTCGTAATATCCTCATTCATCTTGCGAACGCGGATAGTTTGATTCCGTTCCGCCTCAGCAAGTTTCTTTTGATATACTTCTTCGTTCTTGGCCCTTGCCTCGGCCACTAGGTTGGAGTTGGCCAACGCTTGCACGTTAGCGTTCTTAAGGGCATCGTTAGATGCTGATGCGCTTGCAGATGTGCCTACTAATTTAGCCGTATCCACATATCCTGTAACCGCCCCGAAGTCTCCTTCGACGGACTGCTTAGCTACTACCCCTGTGCTAGAATTAGCACCAGTGTATCCGCCATTACCATCAGAGATTACGATGTGATTATCTCCAAGAACTATGACGCCATCGCCTGCTTGAGGGGTATATCCATCACCCGCCGGATGCCATGCGCCCGCAGCGGCTGCCGCGTCCATAATGGAAGGAACATAACGGGGTACGTCCTTTCCGAAAGTTTCCTTAACGGAATCAGCGAACAACTTGCCACAATCCGTAGCCCAAGTACCATCGGCGCCTAGTGAGTAGGCCTTGCCAAGTTGAGCATTAGCTGCAGCTAATACGCCGGAAGCTTCACCGCTACCACCGCCTACGCTGTTAAGCCCCGCTGCGGAACGAATAATATCTCGAATGTTCTTATTGTTCGATTCATATTGGTTCTTAGCGTTGAGCTTATCAATCTCGTACTGACTTCCGTCAATCTCCAACGATTGGAGCGTTAGGCTTCGAATCATATCGTTAAGACGTTCCACGGAGCTAGCTAATTTTTCAGCCGCTTGTTCTGCTTTCTTAGCTGCCGCTTCTTGGGCTTTCGCCGCTTTACCGGCTTCCTCATTAGCCTTATTAATGGCTTCGTTATTCGATAAGCCGTTCTTAGCGTTCTCGATTTCCTGGTCTAGCTTGGCCTGTTCCTCTTCAGCTTTCTTCTTCGCCGCGTCAGCCTCTTCTTTAGCCTTCATCGCAGCATCGATTTGAGCGCCTTCCTCCTTAGTGGCTAGGCGGTCGTTCTTAATCAAGCCGAAGAAGGAACTATCCTCAACCCAGTAACGGCCATCATGGTTCGCCATGTAGGCTTCACTTGTACCCTTATCGGAGTTCATGTTCCGATGGGCCTTCATACCATTGACTTCAACACCTAGGTCAGTACCTTTGGTACGTTCCTTGTATCGATAGTCAAGTAATGCTTTACCTGCCAAGGCAATAGCACTGGCCAAGGCTACCCAAGGACCTGCAGCCGCTAATGTAGCAAGTCTCATGAATTTCAATGCCGTCGTTACGGACTGAATTACAGTAACAGCGATGCCAGCTTCAAAACTAAATTTCACTACCCCAGAGATAGCTTCCTTTTGTTCGGTGGCCATGCTACTATAGGACTTCGTTAAGTCGATAGCCCATTGCGTGTAGTCCATAATCACTGGCAATAACTCTTGACCAATCATGATAGCCAAACGCTTACCAGTCTGTTCCATGTCCTTTAATTGGCGATTAAACTGCGCCGATTTCTTAGCCGCTTCATCGTCAATAATAAGGCCCATAGCACGTGCTCGGTCCTCGACTTGCTTCATCGCCTCTGCAGACATATTCAACATGCCATGAAGTTGGTACCCGGTTTTACCGAACAATTCCATTTCAACGCGAGTTTTTTCCGCGCCATCCTTCATGCCTCTTAGGCGTTCTTGGATAATCTGGAATACTTCAAGAGTGTTCTTCCCCTGAATCTGATCAATACTAATCCCTAACCGACTGAACATATCGGTCGCAAGCTTCCCCTCAGCCGAAGCTGTTTGCATTTTATCTTGAGCGTTTGATACCGCCTTCGCAAACTTGGCAAACGCCGTAGTGCTTACGTCGGTAGCGACACCCATATAGTTGGCCACGGATATAAAGGTACTAGCTTGCTCAGCGGTGGCACCTGTTAAGGACTGCATTTTCTTAACAGATAAATTCCAATCGAGTGCCTCCTTTGCAAGCTTGGAACCTAGACCGGTAATACCTGCACCGGCTCCAATGGTCAACATTTCAGTTTTTAATTTCGCGAGCTCTGCAACTGTACCCTTAGAGGCGGCTGCGATTTTTTCCAAACCGGCTTGCGTATTCTTATCGGTCAGTTGCACTACGATATCTACTACATTATTCGACATCCTTATTCATCGCCTCCATTTCTAATCCCTCTAATATCCACATGAGGTTGAATAACATCGGACCCAGGTTGATATTATTCATTTCCGCAACGGTGCGGATGGCTGGATAATCAAATCCTGCTAGCCCTCCTGTGTGATATATGCGTTGACTGCGTGATAGGGTATACAGTTTCATAGCCAATTTTGTACCAAATAATAGGTGCGGAGGATTGTATTCACACTCCGAACAGTCGAAGGACTGCCGGGTGGCGGATTGTAACTCCCTACACCCTTGGCAATACTTCGGACGGTCAGAGGACATCCACCCCCACACCTCTTTTAGTTTTTTTCCGTTGCATCTTGTACCTGGAAGGTAGCAGTAATAACTTTACCTGCAAAGTCCATAGCTTCCTTATCAGATACAGTATTAAGGTCCTCATCACTGAGGCCATATACATCCATCAAGATGAACCGCATAATGTCACGGCTACGAATGATACCTGCTAGCTGATCATCTTCTTCGACTGGGCAATATACGAAGTCCAATCCTGCTTTAATCAACATTTCACGTTCAGACCATGTGAGGGCTCTTGCTTTTAGTTCCTTACCTTGAATCTTCATAGTTACCTCCTATTAATACGATGCTTGTGTATTCGTTAATTCGAATAGAATAGCAGATGCTTCCGCAGCATCACCGTAGTACGCTTTGAATGGCATTTCGATGTTAACGCCTTTAGGGCCATCAATACCCGGGGAGTTACGTTCGTAAATCAATTCAGGTAATTTGATTACCAAAGAGTTAGCGCCTTTAGTAAGCGTTAATTCAAGACTAGATTCTGTACCATTTACAGCTTTATTTAAAAGGTCCATATTTTGGAAGAACGCTTTTACTGTACCGGATACACCGACAATGCCTGTATCGATATAAGTACGGAAGCCCTTACCGCCAATGGCGTAAGAATCACCATCAAGGCCAAAGTCAATATTAAGGCTTAAGGACAAGATGTTAGCTACTGTCGCACCGCCTTCTTTGATTGTGGCTTCAAGGTTTTCAAACGGAGTAAATGCAATTTGCGTAGGTGCTGTATCGAATGGCACTGCCGCCATTGTTTCCTTACAGCCCATTACATCGATAGTGGCTGTTAACTCGGAGTCACCGCCGAAGTTAAGCGCCATTTTGTTCATACGAACACCGCTAAATTGTTGGTACGTACTGATATCCTTATAGCCTTGTTCGAACGTTGCGGACGGCATATCCGGACCGATTTTGAACACATGCTTATGCGCGGAACCTGCACCGGCTGTGGAAGTAGGCGCGCCAAAGGCTAATTTCAACCAATAGCCGAAGCCGATTACATCGACCGGTGGCGTAATACTACCGGATGCATCGATGTTACCACGGCTAGGCGCAGCTGGATTTCGCGTACCGCGAATTACATTAGAATCATTTAGATTTTGACTTGCTTTTAAAGAGGAGCTAATGATTGGCATAACCACGCCACCGGTGGACGGTGTAACACCAAAGTCAGTTTCAAAAGCCATTGTTAATTTGGATTGTGCGCCTTGCGCACGTTTAGCTACTGCCATGTTATCCTCCTATTAATATTCAACGTGACCGCCGATTACGTGCGGTATTTCTATTGTGAATGTGGCCTTGCCTGGATACACAGGGCGCCACGATACATTATCCGTTTCATAGTCAATGTTAATGACTGGATAATTAGGGTTGACAGCCATAATACATTCAATGAGTAGTTGGCCAAGTTCATCGGTTTCAAAGGCACCTGTATAGGTAATGACACGGCCATCACGCTCCGCTTCCTTCCGATGTACGCCCCATACGAGTTGGAGAGTATACGAATACGAATCTGCGAGCCCTTCAGACTTACTATCCATAAGGACGATTACGCATGGGCAATCCTCCTCAAGAGGAGCCCCTGCATCGTCATACCCTACGAATATGGATAGGTCCTTACCGTACTTTGCTTGACAGAACTCATTGATACGATCATTATCCTTGATTGCCTCAACCCATCGATTCGCAATCACTGCGAGTGGAATTGTTTGCATAGCTACCTCACTTTGTATACTCGATTACTGGAGCCCCATGAGGTATTATCGAGTGCGTACTCACCGATTTTCTTTTCAAGGAATGGTACGAGTTTTGGCTGAAGCGCGGTTCTCATTGGCCCGAAGGTTTCACGAGGTCTAATGGTGAAAGTGGTTTTCCCCTTGGCCAACTGGAACCCATGCGCGAATAATTTCTTACGCATGTTCTCGGTTATTTCCTTGGTGTAGCCCTTCTCTATCTGTTCCCCTAATTTCTTAGCAGAATTTGATAACCACCCTACTTTGACCGATTCAGACTTAGCATCGTACTGATATCCTACGGCTCGGTACATTTTGCCGAGAGGCGTGTATCCAACTGTGCCGGCTTTTACACCCCCCGCAATCAGTTCGTCTCGAGACTTGTGTGTCCAGCCTTCGCGGTCAGCTTTGCCACCTTTTCTGTAGGCTCTTCTAACTTTAGCGCCGAATGCTGCTTCGAGTTGTGCCCTCATAGCCGGTGGCATGAAATTAGCGTATTTCTTACCGCCTGGTGCTCCGGATT